TTTGTAAACCGAGTACCCGACCTGCCGCAAGTATACGTACGCCTTTGAGTTTATCTAAAACTGATGCTGCCACTCATGGTGCAATCCTTGGTAAAATACAGAGGTGTTGTGTTAATCTTGAGTTTGGTGTAGATGGTAAGACGATTCGAGGTAAGGGTTTATGTACTAAAGGATCAATCATTACTGCATCACATAATATACCAGCTAAGGACTTCCTATTACGTATAATGGGTGGCCAAGAATCATTTGCAATGGTTGATTCTACTATGGTAACAAAGTGGGCTGATCTAGCCGAGATACGTATTGTGAGTGTTCAGTTACATACATTTCCCCATATAGTGAAACATATGCATGCGGGACCAGCATTTATTCCTGGCGCTAAGTATTTCATTGTTGTGAGGGGAGTAGATGATGTTGTATTACACCCTTTAATTGTACATAAGGTTGGCCTTCTTCCGGGATGGGACAAGACCGAGTTTGTTTATGAGTCAGATGAATGTGTTGCTGGTAGCAGTGGGAGTCCAATAGTTATGCAGACTGCGACTAGAGTTGGGGTGATTGGTGTCCATAGTGCGATTGCAAATGGCTGTGGGATTTATACACCACTTCATCCAGATTTATTGCGTTCTCTTGATAACTTTGGGACTCTTGGGACAGGATATCGTCCACAATGTGAGATTGTTTTAGAGGATCAGTTCTGTACTCCTAAACATCTCACTCTTGAACCTCTTCGCGACACTTCCTTCTCGCATCACTTGCCATGGTCTTTGGCACCGCATTTACCATTCTGTGTTCTAGGGCATCGTGCTGATTGTAAACGGGGTCCAAACAAATCGAAGGTAGTTGAAACACCACTAATAAACCTTTTTAGGCACCATGTTCCGGAAATTACAGCTCCAATCTTTGAGCCTTTTGTTGACGAACAGGGTCGATGGATTTGTCATGAATTAGTATCACTGGGGCATTGTATGGTTCAACCACGCATTATAGATATTCCATTAATGCGTGCAGCACAGGTTTATTTAGCCGATATTATTTGGTCTGCTGCTGATGGTCCAATACCGCAACCACTCAGCATTGAGCAAGCAACACTTGGTGATCGTACACTAAATGTTAATCCAATGAATTTATCTGCTGGTGTAGGTTATCCTCATTCAGGGAAGAAGTCCAATCATGTTTTTGGTACCCCAGGTGTTGATATGAAGTTGGGGGTTGATTTATTGCGTGATATTCACTTCATATTGGACCAAATACAGTCAGGCCGTGTTCCAATACCACTTGTGAATTGGACGTTGAAGGATGAACCAATCAAGAGAGGAAAAATTCTTTCTGGTGATGTTCGAGTATTTGCTGCAGGTCAAACAGCGTACTTATGGTTGTGGCGGATGTTCTTTGGACCTATTATTGGTTGGTTCCAGGAGAATCGGCACAAGATGCATTGTAAGGTTGGTTTAAATGCTTCGTCCAAGGAATGGGACAAATTCGTTCGAGCCCTGAAAGCGATGGAAAAAGCATTGTTTGTTGATGGTGATTACCCTAAATTTGATAAGTTGTTAGGATTTGCGCTCAATGCTCTTGAAGTATGGTTGGAACTATTAATTCGTAGCGGATATAGTAAGGAACACATCACAATATGTCATGCACTTATGATGGGTGCACAGTTTTATTGTGTTGAGATTCGTGGTGACATTTATTATTTTACTGGCTCAATTCCGTCTGGTATATATGGTACTGTCAACATTGACTCAACAGCTGAATCCCTTTTGGAAGTGATGGTGTATTTATGGTGTTACCTCAAATATAGTGGGGAATCTTTGCATGTTGCGATGGGCAATGTGCGGGAGAAATTTCCTTTCGAACTTATGATAGCCCTCGCTAATTATGGTGATGATAATTTGAAAGCAGTCTGCGCGAAAATTCTGCATTTCTACAATCAAACCACACATGCTGAGGGCTTTAAGTACTTAGGTTTTGCGATAACTGATGCACAGGATAAGAGTATTCCACCGCGTTTTAAGGAATCACTTGAAGAGTGTGAGTTCCTAAAACGAGGTTTTAAGTATGATGATGATATGGGATATACAGCACCCTTAAATATCAAGTCTATTTATAAAATGCTCTCTTACCGTGTTGCTGGAGACTTAGATGCAGAGACACATTTACATGTGATTGTGAATGAAGCTCAGCGTCATATGTTTTTGCACGGTAGAGTACAGTTGAGTGAACTGCAATCTACTTTGTTGTTGTCTCCATCAGTTCAGCATACCGAAATCCTAGAGTACGAGGATTTAAAAGAAATGTACCTGAAGTGTGATTTGGAAGGCGTTCCATTCACTTCAGCTGATACGTAGAACCAGAGCCGTGGTTCGCCCTTTGGGGTTTAAGGCATTGATTATTTTATAATTGTGCCCTAGGCACATTTATTAATAGTCTTTGCTATGTGTATATATTTGGGTTTTT